TTATTTTACTAATCCATAAATAGGACTATCAGTTATACTAAACATACTAGATACATCTTGTCCAATATAAATTTGAACTTGTCCATAATCTCTTGTTTCAATTATTGCTACATTTGTTTGGGTATATCCTTTAAGTGTATAAGACAAGCCGCCAAACTTGCTAGGATATAATATTTTGCATTCATTGCCAATTACTGGTGCTACATTCATAGGATAAACTCTCCATGTATCAGCTTTTGGGCTTAAATTAAGATATTGTATATTTGAAATAGGCTCACTAACTATTACATCTGTATTAGGCCTTAATGTAACAAAATCCCAACTAAATATATCTACATATCCTGCACATCCATTGTCATGTCTTAAATTATTTTGATCATATAATTTTCCATCTGTATATATAGCAATGTGTCCATAACCATCAGCTTCATTTGGAAATACTATAATATCACCTGTTCTTTGGTCAGAAACTGTATGACCAAGTCCCTCATTAACATAAGACTGAATCCAATCTTTTGCATTACCTCTTGCTTTAGCAGGTTGTTCTAAGCATTGACTAATATATTGTTGAATTAAACTAACACATTGACCTTTTAAATGGCCATCACTTGCCCACGGAACATCTACTCTTGTGCCTTTTGTTTCTTCGATAAATTTTTCTAAAGATTTTCTCATATTATTCACTCTCCTTATTATCATTTTTCTTTGTAAAAAAATATGTTATTACTGCCCCATAGCTTGAGCTAAATATCATTAAAGTTTCTTTATTTACTTCATATGGTAAAAATAACAATATTACCATCGCAATTGTCATTAATACTGTCACAAAGCTTTTTACATCATTCCATGCTTTTTTCATCAAATTTTACCTTCTTTCAATAATTTTTCCCAATGTTCATGTACATAACTATTGCCACCTAGCTTAACGTATCTATCATATAGTTCATGAGCATTTAATTTTTGTATTTGTGATTTAGGAACATTATTTTCTACATCATTTATAAAATTCACTAAATCTATTTTTACACTAGATAATTCAAAAGATTCTATTCGCTTATTTGTTGGTTCCACAAGCCACTTTTTTACAGCAACTAATATAACACTACATGAAGTTATTAAAGTTGCTAATTGTGGTATTAAATTAATAAATTGTTCCATCTCATACATCCTCCGAATCTTTAAATTCATCTAATGTTTTTAAATAGTCGTATGCTTTACAAGTATTTAAATTACTATTGTACTTTAGATTTACAAATTTTGTATTAGTATAAGTTTCGAATTCATTATCTAAAATTTTTCTTTCTTCCTCGGTTATTTCATTTTCTGTATTAATATCGCAGTCTTGATTTTTTTCTTTTACTCTTTCATAATTCAATTCATCATTTCTTGCCTTTTGATTAATATATGAAATAATTTCTATAACCGATTCTTTATTTGTTTTATTTGTTATACTAGCAATTCGATGATAACTAAGTACAATACCATTTTTTTGAATAATTTCTTTTTTTAAAGCCATAATTGTACTTCCTTCCCTATTTCGTTCTTTTCCATATATATACTGCCAGATATGGTGGCATAATAGACTGAGAATTGCTTAAAGAATAACCTGTATTTCCGTGATTGTGAGATAGACCTCCACCTAAAACAGAAGATTTATAATTGGTTCTATTAATTGACAATCCCCAAGTATTTTCTGTTGTGCCAATATAACTTACTCCTTCAAATTTAGGCAATTCATTCAACGTCAATGTGTGATTTCCAGTAGTATGTACGTGCGATAAGTTAATCGTACTTGCTCCACCAGTTTTTCCGTTTGAATATGTATCACCACAACCAAGTAAAAATCTATCCTTCACTTGTTCCCGAGTGCCACCAAAGATAGTCGATGGATTTATTGAATTTACTGACAAGTAAATACTTCCGACCGGATATATAATGTCTGATAATATTTTTTTGTTATGAACAATACTTTTAGAATCCCAATAAATATTGTTTTTTAATTTAATACTTTTACTCATTTTGTCATCTCCTTGTTTTTTTACCAATTATCAACAATTTCATAAAGAGGTACTCCCAATCCATCAACTGTCAGAATGTAATCAATATTTGGCATACAATTAATTCCATAATGATAATTGCCATCACTATCTTTAAATCTTGATAAGCCAACTTGCCCATCCGAAACAAAAGTGGAACCAATTAGTGTATAAACATAATATTGACCATAACCATCTCTAATTAATAATTGAATATCAAATTCTGTTCCAACAGGAAAGCCACCACTCGAACCATTAGAGTGAATTTGCAAATTATCAGAATAATCTAAAGAATAATTTTTAGTTTGCCCTGATTCATATATTTTTGCCTTTGATAAAAATGAACTAGTTATATCGTAAGCATCACTATAAGTTCCTGAACTTGATTTAACTTTATATCCTACAAAAGTTATAGAATTATTTCTTGAAGAATTATCCCATTTTCCATTCCATATCGACACTTTTAAAATTAAATGTGTTTCTTCATTCACACCATCAGATCGTTGAGTAGAAATTCCTTCTATAATGGGCTTAGAATAAATAATATTATTTATATTTTTTGTAATTGTAGTAGATAATCCACGACTGTCAACAGCAGTGACTTTAACTATGTTTCCAGATCCAGTTATGGAACCATTTACATCATTTGTTGATGAATAAGACAAATCCAAGCTCGAATTTCCCCAAGAAATAATATACTTACTAATAAAAGCACTATTTTTTGCAATCGCTTTATTAGAAGTTGAAATCATTATCTTACATGTTGAATAATTATCAACTAATAGCTGGTTGTTATCTGTCATTCCAACTGTATTAGAATTTATATCTTCATAAGTGAAATTACTAAATGTTGGTTTACAATTAGTTTCATTTATTGAATATGTATATTGACTTGTTGTTTTCGTAGAAGTTGAATAGATAGCCGAATATACACATTTAGCATTCTTAGAACTTGGTATGCTGGCATATAATGTGTTAGCTGTTGGTGTAAATGTAATGCTCGTTCCATTTGTAGTTCCAGAATATAATTGGGTTCCACTTGCAGAATCCTTATTCATTTTTACCGTTACAGTTCTCGAAAGTGGATTATACAAAGTTAATTTTTGACTATTTCCTATTGTTAAATTACTAGTATTTACTGCTGTAATGTGTGGATAATCATAAGTGGTCTGTTGTACTATACTACTATCTGTTGTTAATTGGCTATCTTCTCTTCTTACCCTTAATTTGAAATTATAAGTGGTATTAGCATTTAATCCCGTGATTATATTATTAACTGGTAAATCATGCCATGTTGAACCAGCATCTGTTGAATACCAAGCATAATTAAGTGTTGCATCTGCACTATAATTATATTTTACAGACGTTTCGCTTAGCTTAGATACACTAAAACTCGTTATATTAGCATATCTTGGAATTTGTGGTACTGATATACTTATTTGATTTAAAGTTTGTGGGTTTCCATAAGGACCATCAACATTGGTTAATCCTATTGCACTACTTAAGCTACCATCAGTAGCATGAGTCACTTCAACACTATGTTCAAATAAAGTAGGTTCTGTTCCTCCGCGAACTGTTGTTTTAGTGCTATAACTATTACCCATTAATCCAGTCAAAGTACCAACAAATGTACCATAAACAGAATAAGCACTACTGCTTTGACTACAAGATTCAGTAACTTTTATATGAATAGTGGATTTATTATTTGATTGTTGCGAACTTGTCCTACTATATTTAGCATATAGATTGGTATAGTATGTTGCACCATTGATACTGAATTGTGCAATACTACCAATTTTTTGATAGCCAGTTGTTAACATTGCCATCTAATCACCCCTTTATATATTCAACATACACCTCGTGACCATTTGAATTAATGACATCATGCACTAAATTTTTCTGTATATGTTTTCCTGTTTGTTCAATATCAATGGTTAATAAACCATTTTGAATAAATTGTGTAATAATGTTTCCAACAGATGTACCAACTAATGATCTAATTTGTAATCCTTCTGTAGTCATCATAGTTACATAATTTCCTTCGATGGCATAAACACTTATTCCTAACTGTGATAATTTAACAATTGTTCCGTTGACTTCTCCACTAGCAAGTGACCATTCGGTTTTGTCACCATTGTTTAAAATCAAATCACTTATGTAAAACTTCCCACCATATTGTGATTCCGACTTAATTTCTAAATATAAATTTGAAGAATCAGCATAAAATTGATTAAGCTGTTCATCATATATTTCTGTCCAATAAGATATTTGTTCTGTAAATGTTTTCGTATATAGAGGTTGTTCCTTATTTAACCCCCACAGAGTTATAGTCGTTGTTGTATCACTATCTTGTTTTATTTTAAAAGACAAAGTTTTTATCTCGTTAAGTGTTAGATTCACTATATTTTCATTGGAAGTTGTTAAAGTGCCATTTGAAACAGTAATCTTTGATATAGAAGTTGTAACACCTATCAATTCACTATCTTCACCATATTCAAAAGTCCCTTCTTCACTTTCTATCCAATTCTCATTTTCAAATAAACCAACACTATTTTTAATTAAATTGTTACCACCAGTAATTTGAAAGAGATTTTGAATATTATTAATATTTGTAATTGTTTGAGTAATTTTATTTGTATTATCTTTTGTTTCTTCAACTAATTCTGTAATAGTCTTTTTTTGTTTATTAACTTCAACTTGAGTATTCGCTAAAGCTTGCCCTAAAGAAATATCTTGTTTTGTTTTAATCTCTTGTTCTGTTAAGGCAGGGCTTTCAATAATACTTGTAAATGAACCATCATAAGTAAAATTATGTTTTAACACATAAGTATCAATATATTCTGTGTCATTTATATAGATTCTGATTCTATCCCCAAGTTTTAAAAAAGGTTTTCCGTAATATGTAGTTAATTTACAATCAACATATTTCATACCTTTAATGCGATTCCATATTCCATTAATTGCTTGCTGTCTTAATTCAGCGTCATATAAAATATAATCTTCACTGATAGTTATGGAATGTTCTTCATTTAATTCAATACTTTCAGTATCTTTAATAGTCACATTTTCATCATCTATTTGACTGTTTTTTATAATTAGACAATTTATTGGCCCACATACAACCTGTCCACCTTCAACACTGCTATAATCATTTTTATAAAAAATATAATCAGGTTCTTCGTCTTGACTTAACCAGCATAAATCAATTTCATTTGTATCGTTATCTATATCAACAAATGAGCAAGATATTTTGGCAATTGTTTGTAATACTGTTCTATTTGTTTCTCCATTTGTAAATGGATTATCTGAAATAGAAATTGTACTATTGATAAATTCTAACGATTTTGGTGTTAATACCAAATTAGTACACACATCTGCATACAAATCCTTTAATGTTATATTTCCTTTAGAATAATCAATATTACATACATATTTACTATCTAAGTTAGTGTAAAGACTGTCATACGCTGTTATTTGGCTATATTGTGCCGTTATTTCGTTGTTTGGACGTTCGACAGTATATTTACCCATATTTATATATTCGTTGTTTAAATCAGCATATTTAACACCAATTTGGGCTTGTATAGATTTATCTACTAAATTATTTTGATCTGCTATAAAACTTGCCTTCAAACATTTGGCATATACAGAACCAATAATATTTCCATCAACATAGCATCCACTATCTATTTCAAAACTTTGTAAATTATTTGATTGTGATATTGGTGTATCTATACCGTCTGCTACTATTTGACCTAAACGATTAGCATTTGCTCTATTTTTGCATTCATTTATAAAATTTGTACTTGCCATAGTTCACCTACAACTCAATCACTGCTTGTGAGGCAGGATTATATAATTCTACAATTCCATCTTGTGTTATATAGGGAAGCATAGATTGTGCAACTCTATCTCCACGATAACAAGTTATATTTTGCCATTGTTTAGTAAATGGGTTTAGGAAATCTACACTTATTGGAGCAGGTCTTTTAATTATTTCTGCGTAAAAATCTACAACTTCATCATCTGTAAGTGGTCTCGAAACTAAATCTATTCTCCATTTAGTATTTATTACATTAAGTACCATAGTACCATCTGCATTAGTAACATCACGACCGCTATTTTTTGATACATCATACCAAGATATTTTTGTTTGGTTTGATAAATATTTAGAAATATCTACACCATTTAATTTGACTTTGGATACTACTAATACCGGACCTGCTAGTACATATTTATAGCCGTTTGCTGTAAACTCTTTTATCATAGTTTCACCATCTTTCAATTTTCCCTTTGAAAGAAAGCGCTACACATGTTATACTTTATATAGGAGGATCTTATGAAAAAATTATTATTTATTGTTGTATGTTGTTTGATGTTATGTGGGTGTGAAAATTCAAAAAAGGAAAAAATGATATATTGTATAAGCGAATCAAGTAATAAAGAACTAAACATTCAATACAGCAAAGAAGAGTATTTTATGTACTTCGATGATGACGATTTGACTTCTAAAATATGTAATCAAAAAACTACTGTATACCAAACTATAGAAGATGCAACTAAACAATATGAATTAGAAAAAATATTAAATGACAATCATATAGAATTAAAAGATAATTCTATAATTGTTGATTACAATTGTAATGAAAATCCTATTGAAAAACAAAACATAAATAAAACTAAAAATGAATATGAGAAATTGGATTTTAAATGTCAAATATTATACTCGAATGAGTAGTTTTTTTTATATTTTGATTGGGCAAACACCAGTTTGATTGTATTGCTGATTTATTCCATTTATTGCAGTTTCTACAATTACACTTTTATCAGCATGAACATTTATTTCTGCTACACCACCACCATTAAAATGACTCATAGCGCTGTATACAGCATTAAATATTGAACTTGCTATTTGTGATTGATTTAGTACTTCTGTCTTGCCATTAATATGACCAACAATTTCTGCCCCAGCTTCTCCAGCAACAAACATTGTTCCATGTGATGGTGAACCACCATTTGCATATTGTTGAATATTCTTCCATGATCCACTGGAATACACTCCACCATTTGCTCTAGATCCACCTCCAACAATCCCGAATCCTGCTAAACCAAAAGCTGAATTTATCGTATTTGTTAATTTGTTCTTTAGTTTCGTAGTATTTGCATCTATATCAAGTGTGATTTGTTTACCTGTCGTTCTATTAATTGTATCTTGTAATTCTCTTATTTTTGATTCACTGTTTTTTGCAGAATTGCCGGCATTTGTTAAATCTCCTGCCAAGCCTCCAACAGCAGAACCAGTTATACTGTTTGTTAAATTATCTATTCCATTTTTCGTTGTTTGAATACTATCTTTTAAATTGTAAAATTCCTGAGTACCATCTTGCAATGTAGGATTAAGATTGCTCATTTTTCCGTTTGTACCATTAACAGCATCGGCAAATTTGACAAACATATCTTTTGTTATGTATCCTTTTTGATATAATTGTTGCATAGCATTTAATGTATTATAATTTATATTATTATAACCTTCTTGCTGTTCTTTTGTGGCAGAAATTGATTGAGATAATTGTTTGTTTCTTTCGATATTATTTAATAAATAATTGCTTAATCTGTTAAACGATTCGGAGGATGTATCCCCATTTTTTGCCAATTCAACTAATTTTCTAATAGCTTCTGCTGAATTATTGGACATATCGCTTAAATTATTACTTGTTGCTTGGATGCTTTTATTTATTGCGTCTGCTCCTTCACAAATTAAAGATATTGTCCATGTCGTTGCAACTAATAAAAGAATTCCATAAATACCAAGTAGTCCAGAAGCTCCAACACCAAGAGCACCTTTTGTACCGATAATAGTTGATGTTGTTCCATTTAATATTCCTAGACTTTTTGATAGTGAATTTATTCCAGTAATTATTCCAAAGCCTTTTATAATTCCGAGAGCAACTTTTATTCCTATAACAGTTTCTAATGTTTTTGCCATTAACCATTGAACGGATTCATGTTCTGATATAAATTTTACGGCGTTTTTAATGCTATCAAAAACAAAAACTATTGCATTTCCGAAAATTCCATTATCAAAATCATTTTTAATGACATTAAATACTCCAGAAATAGCTTTCTTCCCATATTTGACTATATCTTTTAATGATTTTATCACTTTGTATAAAGTACTATCTGTATTATCTAAAGTAAAGTATATTTCCCCAGTTTCTGAATTTGTATGTTTAGTAAAACCTAAGATTTCCATCCATTTGTCTCTAATTTCTGTGGCTTTCATTTTTACTTTTTCCATACCATTGTCATATCCTTGTATAGCATCTAACAATCGTTGGTCTATTCCTCCACTTACGGAAGTACTTCCACTACTACTATTCTTGTTTTCGTCTATATTATGAATTTCATCAAAGCCTAATGTTTGTCTTTTTAATTCTTTGACAGCATTACTTGCATCGCCAGCACTATCAGCAATACCATCATATATACCTTCTTGACTTGTTATTCCAGCATTATAATCTTTTAATTCTATACCAAACATAGTGGCAATTGCCTTTGATATTTCTTTTATTACCATTAATATTGCATTAGCATAGGGTAATATTTTTGCAAATGTTCCTATAAATAAACTTGATAAAGCTACTTTAGCTTCTACTAATTGTTGCCTAAATACTTTTACTTGGTTACTTGGTGATTCTATAGTATTCGCTAAGTCACCCATTGCTATTTTTGCTTGTTTTAATGTTGCTATATATCTAAGTATCTCTTTTTCTGCTTGAGACATATTTTTTACGGACTCTGTTATTCCTAATGATTCAGCTATTGGTTGTAAACTAGATTGAGTGACATCGATTCCGTACGATCTTAAAGGCTTTGTTTGACCGGCATATACACCAGCCCTAATTGCCTCTGCTGTTGCGCTTTCTGTTTTATTATATAAAGATGCTAAATCATAAGTTAATTTAGTCATTGTTTCAGACATTATTGCTGAATATTTATCTTCTACACCAACGGTTTCTCCCATCGACTCAAATATACCTTGCATATACAAAGCCTGTGTTTTGTTAGTTCCAAATGCTTCATTTAATTTATATTGGAATTGTAAAGCTTCTTTTCCTAGTTCAGAAAACATTTGCTTTCCGTCTTTTTCAGCATTATCAAACACAACATTAAATAAGTTTAATTGTTCTGTATAGTCAACTGCCTCATTAATTCCAGCAAGTAATGTAGTTGTAAGTTTTTTTACACTAGCAAATGTTAATACATTCTTTAAAGCAGAGCCCAATTTATTAGTACTATTAGTTGCTTTATCCGTTGATTGTTTTAATTGATTAACATTTTTAGTTGCTGTTGTAGTTGTTTTATTAATACTAGAATCAGCTTTTTTTTCAATGCTTCCTAATTCTAAATATATATTTGTTAATACATTTTCAACATTAGTTAAACTTTTTACTAAGTTTTCTACACTTGCTTTGGCTTCTTGTGTTTTTGACTTAATTTGTAATTCTAATGTTTGTGAATTATCCATTATTTTCACCTACCTTTTCGGTTATTCCCTTTATGGTAGTGCTATTTTTTCTTATTGCATTTACTTGAGCAATTCTCGCTTTAACATCAGCAACATTCATTTCAATTTGTTTATTTTTTTGTTCTTCTGTAATTTCTGCCCTTTCAAAGCCGTATGGTTTTTCAGAATATTTAACTTTTTGTTTACTAAAAGCATTACACAAGGCAACCGTTACTGCCTCATGAAAATATGCTCCTTGTAGCCATGCATTATTATTAAATATTTCCTGTTCGGATTTTAATTTTGTAAAATAAGAAAAACGGTATGCCCAGAATAAGTTAGGGTCATCTTCCCAAAACTCTTTCACAGACATACCGTATGTTATTGCCATAGGCAACAAATCATAAAACCAATCTGTCAAGTTCTTATATTTTTTGCCTTTTTCTTCTTCTATATCGTTATCTACGCCTCGATTATCTCTAGTTCCTCGTCGTTCTCCTTCGAGTCTATATCGGCTAGGGCATTCATAAAAGCTTGATATTCTTCAATTGCAAATCTAACTACTTTAGCTGGATTTTTACCACTTTTTTTGTAAGTGTCCATTAGTTTGATTGCTAAACTTGGATTAACATCTTTATGATTAGTAATAAATAAACTTGTCCATACTAAGTCATAAAATGTAACTGGTTTTTTATCAAACTCTTCAATACTAAATCCAACTGCTTCAAGCCATTTAATACTATCTCTAGTCATTTCTAAAGTATAATCTTTATCATTTATTTTTAATTTTAACTTTCTCATTGTTTTTCCCCACTTCCTTTAATTATTCAGTTGCTATTAATGCAGTAACTTCTACTGATGTTTTATCAGCAATTTGTGTACTTGGAACTGTATGTAATGTACATTCAATTACACCACCAACTGATACCTCATTCTTCCAAGTTTGACAAATACCTGTATATAAAGCACCTGTTCCATCTGGATATTTAATTAAAATATCTTTTGCTGTATTATCACATACTGTTTTTACAGCTGTTAAATTTGCTTCACTATAGTTATAAGTAAAGTCCATATCTCCAGTATCAGGTCTATCTGGAATATATACTTTTGATGGATCACTTGAAGTTGTTATTTCAACTGTTCCACCTGCTTGTCCAGTTGCTGGAGCACCTTTAACTGCTACTAATTTTTCTTTTGGAAATTTTGCTTCAGCTGTTTCTTTTATTCTGATTTCAATACCTAAATCTAACATTATTTATTCACCTCTCATTGTAATTTCCCTTACAATTCGAGTGCTACATTTATTAATTAGGATAAATAACTAAATTATCTAATCCGTATTTTGTATCTAATTTTCCAGTTATTTTAACTATATTTCTATGTACATTAGAATCAGTATTTAATGCATCTAATTCTGTTTTAATGGTTACATGATAATTGTTTTTAAAATAATCAACTACTTGTTCGGTAACTTCATTACAAATAGTTCTTTTTGATGTTTTTCCACTTGCCATTGAATAAACATTTATTTCAATACCAAATGTATAAGTTTCTTCTCCGTAACTTAAATTATTATATTTATTAGTTACTGGAAGTAATTTAACTGGCACTATAGGAAATACTTTGCTTTGTTGTGGCATTGCTTTTGTAACTGTTGGTTTATATATTGACTTTTCTTCAACATATTTTTTTAATTCTGGAAAGATTTTATCTTCAAATATATTTTCAACTATCAATATAAATCACCTACTGTCTTTCTTATTTCAATGTCAACTATGTTTCCTATTTCATCTTTAATATCTTGAAATGCACTATAGAACATATGCCTACTAGGTAAACCTCTAGTCCAACCATAAGTGCCATCTTCTTTAGGATACTTCCAACCTTCTTCACCATGTTCATTAACATCATATTTCCATGATTTAAAAGGTCCATCCGGATTAGGATGAGGATTGTTAGAACCTACAATGCCTGTACCCATTTCGTTAAAGATAATAACCATATCATTAGTCCATACTCTACCAGTTTTTGTATTGTCATCATATTGCCACTGTATTTGGCTTGTATGATTGGAAATACCATTAGAATAGCAATATTCTAATACCTTGTTATACATCATTTCTGTGGCATATTTAACGGCATTATCAATGCCTTTTGAATAGGCTTCTTGATATTTATTTAGAAGTTTTTTTGCTTCCTCTAAGCTTTTCTTTGATAGTTCCATCGTTAGAAGTGTTTTCATCTTCTAATTTGACCTCTTTTATTTTTTCTTCTTTAACAAGCTTATAACCTGCTTTAATAAAGTCATCTCTTGTTTTTTCATCAAAAACTACTATTCCATTTGTAAATTTGTACATATTGCACCTACTTTCCTGTAAGTTTTTCAAAATATATAATTATAACTGAATTACCATCTCTTGGTGGCAATAATCTATAATTAGCATTATCTCCATAATTTTCTTCTCCTTCTGGTGTTGCACCATCAAGATAAGCCACATCAAATTCTTTAAATCTGTCTTGATATGATATAGGGATAACTGCTTTTTTCATAATACTTGATTTTTCTCCAAACTCTGCAATATCGGCATCAGTATTGACTGGCTGATAATTAAATTTATATGGTTCACTATTTGGTTTTTCATATAAATTAATTTCATTTCCTTCAATATCTAATTGTGTGCCTATTTTACTTGCTATATAAACATCTTTAACCCAATCTTTAGGATTAGCTTTCACACTTATCATTTAGGGATACCTGCCTTTGGAACTAATTCCCCTAATAAATCACTTGATAATAATGATGTTAAAAATTGAACTGACAATCCATTTTCACTATAAGATTGATATCCAATTCTTTCCATAGCTTTGTATAATTCAATAGCACATCTTGTTTGCCAATTTGCTAATCGTTTGTTGTTTTCAGCATCTATTGTTGTTTTTGTTAAATCATAAGGATAAAGTGTATTTAGAGCCACAATTTCTGCGTCATCTAGTTTTAATTTAAACTCTTCGTCCTTTGACTGATTGGCTACATCGCCTAAGATTTCTAGTCGCATTTTTTTTAATTGTTCTTCTTGACTCATAAATACACTTCCTTACTTAAAAAGTTATATTAAGCAGTAACTGCTTTTGTATTAACTGGATTTGTTGTAGTATTAGTTACATTAACTTTTACTTCCTTAGATGGTTTAGTAAATGTTGTATTTAATCCAGTAATTTTTCCGTGGAACCATTCTGGACCGTGATCTAATCCAATTTGACCAAAGATTTGATATTTAGTTCCTGCTCCTGTTTTTGCTAATTCTTCTAAGAAGAAGTTACCTTTACCTGGAACTGGTTGTTCAACTGGTCCTATTACTGATGGATTAATTGCTAATACTGTTCCTGCTGGGATAAATTCACCTATTGCTAAATGAACTGTTGTTCCAACTGGTAATATTAAATCTCTTATTTGAATTCCATAAGCACTCATATAAGCTTCTCCAATTGGCATTTTCATTTCTATAGCATCACCATGTAATTGTAATAAGTTAACTGAATTCATTAATAATACAATATTAGAAATATCTCCGCCATTGTCATTGATTTTTTGAACTAAATCATTAACTAACCACATATCTAATGGAGCATTAACTTTACTAGCACCTTGACCACTTTCAGCACTAATTACGTTAGTAGTAATTGCAGCTACCATACCTCTTGTTTTATTAATTGTTGCGTCAGTTGTTGCTTTATTATAAGTTCCTTGAATAAATGTTTTTTCAATACTTCTCTTGATTTTTTCCATCTTTCTTGCAACTTGGAAAGATAATTCATCTTGTGGATTAGCTTGTTGACCTGCTAAGTTAACACCACTTAATGTTGCCATATTTGATTGTTTAGCGTATGAAATAGCAACTGATTCCATAAATATTTGAGTAACATTACTCATTTGGCTTCTTGTTACAAATGTTGCAGTTGGAGCTGTTAATGAAGCTGTTTCACTAATTTCTGGTATTGCTCCTTCTTCACTTGTATAATATTGCCCACATACGAATTCTACTGAATTTGTATATTTAACTCTTCCACTTATCATATTTAAAAATGGAGTTTTTGTATTTGCTTTGTTGTATAATAATCCTGAATAGTTAGGACAACTAAAGCTTTGTACAGTTTCCGCACCTGTCATAAAATTATTCACCTCGTTCAAAATTTCTATCCCTTTTTTCTAAACGAGTGCCACACTTTACTTATTTAATTTTTTTTCTTGTTCTGCTTTGAAAATTTGAGTAGTTAATTCGGTTTGTTTCAAAAAGTCCTTATCTTTAATCGCTTGTTCAAGTTCTTTTTGTAACTCTGCAACTTTGTCAACAGGATTAGCACTTTGAGTGCCACCTACTGGTTTTGGTGTACCATTTAACAATTCTGTAGTAGTTTCATTTTTAGTTTGTTCTTTTGTTTTATTTAATAATGTAATAAAATTATTTGCTAATTTTACTGATTTATCACAATCCTCGCTTATGATATTTTGTAAAGTTTCTTTTAATTCAGTATCTTCATCGGTAATTTTAATTCCATTATCTAAGAATAAGCCTTTTACTGCTAGTTCACTTGTTTTAAGTGCATTTGCTTTTTTATCTACTTCTAATTGTTTTAACTCTGCTTCTCTTTTTTCATCATCAGTCATTTTTGATTTTTTGAAATCATCATATTCAGTTGATAAAGTAGTATAGTTACTTTCTACTGTTCTATATTTAGCATTTAAATCATTATATTTGTCTTTTGGAATCATTAATGTAGCTAAACTTTTCGCAATAGCATCAACTCTTTCTTCATTAGTCGTAAGTGTTTCATCACTTAATACTTTTTCGATTTCTTCTTTCATTTCTATACCTTTCCCACTCTTACGTTTTTATGGATGTCTCGTCTCATCAATGGAGTGTTGTAGATTTATGCTCTCTACAATAAGCAAATTTATATAAACTGATAAATCAGTTCGTATACTAAATGGTTGGGAAGACAGGATTCGAACCTGCAACCTCTTGAATCCAAATCAAGGCTTCTACCAAGTTGAATTACTTCCCAATATGGAGGGATATGTCAGAATCGAACTGGCATATTCTGTTTGGAAGACAGATATTCTACCTTTAAATTAATACCCCACTGGCAAATCGACTAGGATTTGAACCTAGACAAACAGTTTCGGGGACTGTTATGCTACCGTTACATCATCGAAATATGGTGCCGAAAGTAAGAATTGAACTCACAACCTACTGCTTACAAAACAGTTGCTCTACCAATTGAGCTATTTCGGCATACAGAGGGATTAATCCTCTTTTTTATTAACCTCTCCAGCCTCATACTTTGAGGCAGATGTCGTCTTATTAAGACTTCCATCGCTATTCTCATTATTTTGTTTTATTTGTTTATTTGCTTGCCCAACAAATAATTTAATCCAATTTTCTATACCACCATAGAATTCCATTGATTTATTAAATGTTTCATTTGGATCACTATATAATCCACTTGTTGTCATAGCAACATCTGGTGATATACCACTTTGAATTTGATTCATCATACCTTGTGATTTAACTAAGAAATTATCTGATTTATTTCTTGTAAATTTTTGGTCTATATCTTTTAATGTTAATGTTTTAATTTGACTATTTGGAGCAAGTCTACATATTCTTAAAATTAATTTAAGTTCTGGTTTAGAACATCTTTTGAATTCCATTTCATCTCCATCTGCTCTTGCGTCTGCCATTGTCCAACCTTCACCTAAATATCTAGCTTGTCCAGTATCTCCACCACTTGCTTTATCACTATTTTTAGGAATACCTACAATATTTAAAGCTGTATTAAATAATCTATCGTGTAATACTTTTGTATTATCATGTTTTATTTCATTTGATATTAATTTTAAATCTGCTGGTCTACTTGGATCTGAAGTTGCGATTTTTATTGCTCCTAAATCAAGCAATCCTTCATAATCTTCTCTATCAATATCTTGGTTAACAAATACAAGCAAACTTTGTATAAATTGTTCCAATCCGTCCATCTCATCAGATGTAATTCTATTTAAGTTATTTAATATATCCATAACTATTTCGATAATTCCTATTCTTGATTTATTTAAGTAATATTCAAATATAGGAATTTCATTTAATATAGTAGGTTTTATAAGTTTAACCTCAAATGCTGATGCAACACTTGGACTAGTCATTTCATAATAAGCATTTTTTGTATACACACTACCTTTTATTGTGTAATCCTTAACACCTCTCGTATAAGTACAACCAAATAATTTCTTATGAGGTAATCTACTAGAATAAACACAAAATGTCGTTTTACTATCAAGATTTTCTATCATGAAAGGACTATCTTCATTTATATCTGGAAGAACTAATCTATGCCCTATTCCTGATATATATAAGTCTTCTGCTAATTCAGTATCTTTAGGATATTTATCCTCTGCTAACATATAGCTGTTTAATGCTCCTACTTCTTCATTAGCGACATCACCACGTTGTACATACTGTATTGGTTTACCAAAAACAAATGACTTTTTAAATTCAACCATAAAATAAGCATTATTTTCTACAACTTTATTATTTATAGTTGGTCTTACTTCTTTAACTTTATCTAAAATCGGCTGAAAACCTTTATAATAGTTCTCTAAATAATTAATTTCCCTTGAATTTTGTAAATGAACACTAAATACATCATTTAATATTTGCGATATTGTATCTGCATCCATTTGTTCTGGTTCATAATCTGCATAAATTATGTGTCTACCAAATAACCTAACCTCATCTTGAACTGGCATTACTGGTTTATCAGTAGGTATTTGTGCATTTGTATTATCATCAACCGGTGTTTCAGTTGTTTTTACTTCTTCATTTTCCATTAATTCACCATCTTTCATACTTTGGTATTCCCAAAATATAAAATAAGGGAACACAACAATAAAAAAATAAATTCTTACGGTTATGCTCCCGTGTAGCACTAAACGGTCAATGAAGGGAAAAACTAGACCGTTCGCTACATTTATACATTATTAATAAAAAATTTGTTAGTTATGAAGTATAAAAGTCCAACATAAATTGGACTTATTTGTTAAAAACGTCGTCTTATAGCAACAGGTTTAGATAAAGTTCCTTTACCAAAAATAATTTCACTTGCATACATACATACTGAATCAATACCATCATCATGCACATTTGGCTTATCAAAAGAATATTTAGTTATATTATCCATCATTCTACCAATATCAGTATTTGGTCTAACAATCGATTTATCAGGAAATACAATTTGTTTTTGAACAATACCACGATTATTCTTTATTCTTTCTTCTTTTTTTACAGTATTATATTTTTCAATAATAATACACCAATATATACCCCTAGCATGTAGCCTATCTTCTAATAGTCTTTTTAATGATGTATCAATGTTATTTTCGATTACCAATGTTGTAATTCTATGTTCAATTATTTTTTCAATTATTTCAGCATATAAATCGTCCATTGGTTTTTGTTTATAAATGGCATCAATTAAATAATGATTACCATTATTATCATTTTTAAATATTGGCATAGACACATTGTCTTTTCCTTTACGGGCTGTATCTAGTGTTGCCATTGAATTTGGTGTTAAATGAACATTTAATAATTCTTCATTTGTATATGTTCTAATACATTCCCATGCAAATTCTCTTCCTGTAGGTGCAATAGGATTTTGCTGATACACACAGCTAAATAAAAATGGATCCGTATTTTGTTCAATTTGTTCTGCTATTTGTTGTGGATACACTTCACTACAAGTAGTTTTATGATTTTCATCAAGCATTGGTACACGAATAACTATCGTTGATTTATCTTCACTTTCCATAACATAAGGATTGTCAGTTGGTTGTAATGTCGATATTTTATTTCTATCTTCAATAATTCTATTTAAAATATCCTCCGGTGTCCATTGAGTACCAACAAATATAAATTTACATTTTACACCATCACGCCTGTTCCACCATTCGGTATTCCACTTATCATATATTCCCCTATGAACACTTTCACTATTTGCTTCTTCTGCTCCCTTTGTCATATCATCAAATATAATTGCAAATGAAGCTCTTTCTCCAGTAGTTGAACCGTTACGAGTTCTTGCTATATGATTTGATTTAGGAACATTAGCATTTTTTATCTTCCAATCTGATTCTCTTTCTACTTCAAATGGCTTTCCATTATATAATTTGAACAAAGGAAATATTTCGGCAAATTCAGGGCTAGATATTATTCCCTTAACAGTTCTACTAAAACCTAAAACTAATTCATCAGAATAAGACATTCTTATTACTGAATTATTAATACTTATACCATAACCCCAAGCAGTAAATAATGTTGCTAAATAAGATTTACCCATTGATGGTGGATAAGATACTACTAGATATTGCAGTCTATCATCAAATGCTATTCTATTTAAAGCGTCCACATATGGTTTTAGTACGTTTCTACGATTTGCTAATACCTTTTTAGTTTGATTAAATTCTATATAATCGCAGAACGATTCAAAATCACGCCTTGCACAGAAACAATAGGCTCTTTTATAATAATCAAAAAAGAGAGCCATGTTTTCTATATTGCTCCCTTCTGTTAATTTATGTAATATTGGAATTAGTTTAGTCTTTGCTACTTTAACACTACCTAATTCATCTTGTTTGTACATTTCTTCAAGAATACTCAAAGCACTATTACACCAGTCTAATTTATCATGTTCTTTCATTTTTGATGATTTAAGAACATTTAATATATCTGTAAAAGTGCTTTCAAGTGTTGTTTCTTGTTTTTTTATTTGGATCTTATCTCCAACTTTTATCATCTAATCACTCTCTCTTTATATTTTCCCTTAGAGAGTGCTACACTATTTTATAAAATAAATATATAAGTAATTTAATACATATATATAATTCAAAAAATTTAAAAAGGAAAATAAGAACATTTAACGAATCTTCTATTATTGTTCCTTTTATAATTCTTAAAAATTTAATCATCAATTTCAATGATTAATTCTCCATATTTAATATGAATTTCTTTTTTGAAATATGGATAATCAGTCCCCCATGAATTTTTTGTATATTTTAAAAGACTTTTTATGTCATCTATGTGTCCTTCAAATATCTCTTCAAATTCATCTAAATTAATATATTTAAAAATTCTAGTTTCAAAGTTATCATCATTTAATTTTGCTACTCGATATTGAACTCGCCAATATTTATTCTCTTTTGTTTTTAAATATTCAAGAAAGCCATTAATATCAAATATTCTAAAGTTTGAACATATATTAGTTCTATCTCCTCTTTCACTTACAATAAACAAATACATATTATTTCTCTATTCCTTTGGCATTTCTATAAATACATTAGCACCATTTTCTAAACATTTAAAAATGTGCTTATCTAATTCTTTTTTAACTTCTAATGTTCTTTTGTTTGTAGGATATTTAGCAACTACAATATTGTTGTCTGTAACAATTACATTTTCTAGTTCTTTATCTTCAAAATAATCTTTATCAACACCTAATTTAGTTGTAATTAATTCTACTAATTTTGGTTTAGGTTGTTCTTGATTTTCTAATACCCTTTTAATATTATCTCTATAACTATTACCTACTAAAGTGATAAGTTCATCACTTGTCATTTTCTTTTCTTCTAATAGTGATTTTAATTCATCACCTATAACTGTTTTAGGATTTCTTTGACCTATTCCTAAAAATCTTACCATTCCAGTAAATTTTCCATCTTGACTTATAATTAACATATTATTCATTTTCTATTCCTTCTTCCTCTTCGATTTTAATTGTTTCATTATATTCTTCTTCTAATGAAGTATCATAAATATCATCATAATCATTATTTTTTATGAGTTCTATTGCTTCTTCTTTTGAATTTGCAGTTACAACACCATATTCAATGTATTTTGCTTCTCTTGTAAATTGATATGTTTTCATTTTATCCTACTTTCTTTAATCCTTTATTTTTATTATTGTTTCAACATCTATTGGTTTATTTTTAAAGATACCAACTATATTTCTATTCCCAGTTTCTTCTAATTCTTTTCTTAACTCTTCTTCAGTAAAATAAAATACTTTAACATCTGGTGACGGGAATCCAGCATAAATTGGTGATGTAATATTTTTTATTACTAAATATTCTTTATTTTCATCTTTTATTTTTCTTGTCATGTTATTTCCTACTTTCTTCCAAATATTTCTTTCAATAAACCGAACACTAATGCACATACTAATCCATGCCAAAATGTCCATACAAATTTAATACCAAATGCCCATATTATTAAATTACCTAATCCCCAAAATATAAGGGCTGATAAACTTAATAAAATAGCAATAATTAGTATTGTTCCTAATCCAATTAATAAATATTTCATCTATTCACCACCTTAAAATCCTGTTTTTATTGCCATATAAATAAGAGTTAGGCTTATTGCAGAAGCAAATAATTGAACAAAAAAATTATATTTTCCTTTTATTTCTTCTCCATGCCTAGACAAATGCATTCCTACACCTAATGCTTGAGTTATAATCATTATTAAGAACCATATATTCATTTAATTTCACCTACTTTTTTTATTATTTCTTTTAATTCTCTTTGACCTTCTTTTGAAGATGGTTGAGATACCATGTTTACTAATACCCCTTGCTGTAAACCTAATGCTTTTTCATATTTAACAAGAACTTTAGGCCTGAAAGACCATTGTCCATGAAAATAATTTGATATATTTTGAGGGGTTGTCCTACTTTCGCCTAGTTGTTCTTCTATTTTGTTTAATTCTTGACATAATTTAGCATTAGTCCACTTTTTCTTATGAAGAATCATTTGTATATAATCAGATACATTTATCATTAAATATCATCTTCCTTAATAATTTTTAATTTTCTTTCTAGCCAAGAAGAATTAGTATTTATTAACATCTTTTTTGTATTTGTTAATAAATTCCATATTGTTTTATATTCACTTTTACTTACTTCTTTTACAAGATAATAATCATATAATTCTTGCCCATACCAGCCTAATGTATTATCTATATAATGTCCTTTTGAATCTTGATTTATAAAATGAACAAACACCCCATCATTTCCTACACAAATTGTTAATAAAACTTTATAACCGTTGTCATAGGCCTCTTGAACAGCGTTTAGATGACATCTAGCATTCAAATAAGTTCTACCACCTACAAAATCATTTATATTTAGTATTTCGTAATTTGCTTTAACAAAGCTAACTATTCTATCTTTAATTTTTTGCTTCATTGTTTATTTCTTCACCTTCATCTGTAATATAATGACTCAAATCAGTAAAATGCTTATCTGGATTAAATGGTATTTCACTTGGGAAGTTTCTACTTAAATAGTAATGCCCACCATCTACTGATACCTTCCCACATTTACATTTTTTGTAATCATGTACTGTTTTGCTTTCTATAATATCATCACAATAATTACATTTTATTTTGTTAGTTATTATTTTCATATCTACCACCACATTGTCCAAAATATTAATTTAAAAATGTCAAATATTTCGTCCTTGATTGAATTCAATTTATCTTCTGATAGTAAGTCTGTATCAATATACTCATTAGATAATTTTATTACTTTATCTATCAATTCTAATTGTGTATATTCTTTGCCACCATATTCAAATTTATGGAATTCTAAATCAACTATTTTACTTGCTTTTTCTTTATATTTTTTAAATCTACTATTTACCCATTTTATAAATTCACAGTCAAGATTCCAAGTTTCGTCATCGGACCAACCTCGTATCCTTCTTTGAAACCAATATTTGACATTTCTTCTAAAACTTCTAAGTTTCATTCTTCCACCTTCTTTATTATTTGAATTGTCCTAGCTCGTCCATTTTGAGTTTTTATATATCCTTTGTCTTCTAAAATAAGTAATTTTTTAAATACCGTATTAACATCACATTTTAATATATTGGCAAGTTCACGATTCGTAGGACTATATCCATATTCATTAATAAACCACTCAATTGCTTCCAATAACATTTTTTGCTTAATTGTTAACATCTAATCACTCGCCTTAAAATTATATATTGGTTTAATTATTTTAATAATATCTACTGTATTGTCTATATTATCAATTATTTCTTGCATTGGTTTATATACAAATGGAGCTTCATCAATGGTATTTTCGTTTACTGATGTTGTATAAATATCTTTCATACTTTCTTTATATTCGTCTAAATTAAAAGTTTCTTTTGCTTTCATTCTAGACATTATTCTACCTGCTCCGTGAGGTGCTGACTGATTCCAATCATCATTGCCTTTTCCTACACCAATAATACAACCGTCCCTCATATTCATTGGTATTAATACCATTTCACCTTTTTTAGCAGATATAGCACCTTTACGAACTATGTTATCTTCAAATGATATATAATTATGTATTGTTTCAAAATACCAAAAATCCCTCTCAATCATATCTTGAGTATACCAATCACAAGTGGACATTGCTTTTTCTCTTAATCTTACACTTTTATATCCTTCATAATATGGTAATTGAAAATAATTACATAATATTTGCTTTGCTATACATAAACGATTATCTTTAGCAAATTCTTGACATATTTTCATATCATGTAAATAATCTTCTCTATATTGCCCTTCCAAATATGCTAGATCCTTTGGTATTTTCTTATGATCTGTTTTATATTTTTCTTTTAATTCCATTAAAGCAGATTGTATTTCTTGTTTTCTTCCTTGTTCTTTATATTTTTTGATTAATTCCTGTTGTTTTTCTTTATATTCGCCAATATTATAGTTACATAATTGATTAGCTAACTCTTGATAATACTCTGCTACTTGTTTTCCTAAATTTCTTGAACCTGTATGAATTACTAAATATTTATTATTATTTTCATCAATATCAATTTCAATAAAATGATTACCACCACCAAGTGTTCCAATACTTCTTTCCAATCGTTTTGTGTCTTTTAATTCTCTATAACACTTCAAATCTTGTAATTCTAAAAATTTATATTTTCTCTCACCATGAACTTCAAATCCACTAGGAACATATTCTCTGATAATCTTATCTAATCTTTCTAAATCTAAATCAATATTGCCTAATTCAACACATAACATACCACAGCCAATATCAACACCAACAATATTTGGAATCACTTTATCACCTAAATTACCAGTAAAACCAATTACACACCCTTTACCAGCATGAACATCTGGCATTATACGGATTTTGCTATCTTTAAATGCCTCTTGATCTAATAATTCGTTTATTTGGTTTATTGCTTCTTGTTCAACATCATCAGTAAATATTTTTAAGTCTTTCATTTAATCACAACACCATTCCCCTTCATCAAAACAATCCGGAGCATCTGTCCCGTTGTAATAGCAATAAAATACATATCTTAAATCATTACTTTTTATATCAGTACTTATTTTTTGAAAATCTGGTAAATATTTATCTATTTCCTCTTGTGTTAATTTTCTCGAATTTCCAAAATCACCACAAATAGTATCATAAGTCTTTTTTAAAACGATATCTAAATAATCTTCATTCATAGATACATCAAATTCCATATCATAATTTAAGTTATAATCTTGCTTTAATGTTTTTTCATCATCAAAACGATAATCCCATAATTTATCTCTTTCTTCATCAGATAATTTCTTTTTAATCTTATATCTAATTGCTTTTTTACTTACATAACTACTCATTTATTCCACCTCATTTAACAACCATAATAATGTTTCTAATTCTGTTCTCATTGAACATTTAGGGTTTTTCTTTAAATAATCTATTCTCTCTCGAATATCTTCTTCATTTTTGATTGATTTATATTTTTGATAAAAGTTATATAATAATTTATATTGATTGTACATTTCATATAAGGCATACATATTGTCTTTTATATTATTTTGATTCATCATTAATCACCTCTATACCAAGTATTTTGTAACTTTCCTTAAATAATTCACAAACAAATTTTTTTTGATTGTCGTTTATTAATTTTAATTCTTTTTCGGTATCATGTTTATAACTACCATAAGGGCAACCCATACATCCAGTTCTACATATATGTTCATACACCTTTGGTATCTCGATATTATATTTTTGATATATTTTATCTAATAATTCATCTGACAAATCATGAATGGGTACAAATTTTTTTGAATTTGTAAAGCAAGATTTATATTGTTGTTTTCTTAGCACGCTTTCATTCGCTCTTATTCCCAAAATAGGTTTTAAACCTGTTTCTTTTTCAAAATCGTGAAACGGTTTCTTTTTTAAGTAGTAACAACATAAATGAGTAATTTTATGAGCATAGTCGCTTTTTATATATTCTCTTGCTTTTTTACTTATCCCACTAAAACCTTTATCATATGTGCCATCTATTTTTTGTTGAATTGTTTTACTAGGTGTTTTTCCTTTTCTTAAAGCATTTTGATAATAATAAATATAAAAATCTTGTTCTTTACTAAAACATGGTATTCCATATTTTTCTTTTATTTCAAATGGTTTCATTTTTGGTAATAATACAACATCACTATTCTTTAGTATTCTACTTAATATTTCATGATGTTCCATATATGTATTGCAGCCAACTATTTTTATATCATCTCTTTTTAAATATTCTTTTATAAACCAATATAAAAAATGACTATCTTTACCTCCAGAATAAGACAAATAATATGTGTTTGGTTTGATTTTATCAAAACGGCTTTTTAAATCTATCAAATAAAAATCTACATCATCCAACTCTTTTACACCTCTGTTTCATTTCTTAAAGCCGATAGTTTAAATTCATTATAAGTTGATAAATATATTCTTTTACCTCTACAACATAACCACGGATTCATCATTAAACATTTTTGATTTTTCTTATATGGCACTTTATGAATAATATCATCAGCTATTAGACCTTTTAATTGTCTTTTTATTGTAGTTTCACTTACTTCACATACCTTTGATAAATCTTTTAATCGAATGATTTTGCCATTTTCATAACAACAAATATTATCCATGTAACCAATATGACAAGTTAAATAAGGAAGTATGGAATATTTTTTACAATATTTATCAAATATTTTAGGATTGATTTTAATAAAATGATATTTTATATCGGTAGTACCATTTAGATATTCCAACGTACCTTTACGAAGAATTCTATCGCCCTCTTTAAGAGATACTAATGTACTGGAATCATCTATTTCTTCTAAAACAACACCATATTCGTCAACTAGATATGACTTGGTCATTATTATTTTTTAACTCCATTAAAAATACATTTATTTGCTCCTGATCCAAAATAATTTTGAATATAAGTCCCTTGTTGTTTTTCACAATTTTTTCTTTCAATAATAGAACAACCTTTAGATAATAACAAAATAATGCTTATAAATAATATAAATATGATAAATTCAAAATATTCACTATCAATAATCTTATTCAACATTACTCACCCACCTTATAAGCCATTTGTTCCATTTGTTCGTGTGTGATGACTGATTTAATATCTTTTTCAAACACAGTTTCATATACACCATATCTAAAATCACTTTTTTCTATTTTTACGCTTGATAAATCAGGATAGTTTTCTACACTTTCTATTTTAATAACTTTTGAACCATTAACATAATCTCCTATTTTAATTAAATCAATGATATTAAACCTTCCTTTAATTACATTTTTAGGACTTAATCCATGTGAGTAATTAGCTTCTTTGTCTAAATATAAACTTGCATATCTATTATCTTCTGGTATTTCAACAATTTTTCTAATATATTCAATACCTCTTTTGTCTTTAAATCTAACAAATTGTCCAACTTCTAATTTCATTATTTACCTCCTAAATTCATATAACATATTTCTTTATCAGATATTATAAATAGTAATGGAAACACTATATTAATTAATGCTAATACTTCAAAATCTTTATATTTCAAACAAATTAAAATACCTATTGAAATTGATAATATAAACCATATTAATAGTATATATGCCTTTATTTTCTTCATTATTTATCATCTCCTTTGTATTTTTTCTTTATAATTGGAACATTTGAATAATTACATTCAGGACAATATACACCAATTGAATCTACTGTTATATAACACATATCTTTTTCCATATAAGTAAATACACACCCACAAGTTTTACATTTAATTACATAAATTTGTTTGTTGGGTGGCGTTTTAGCACCACTTTTAATTATTTTCATTATTTACCAACCCCTTTTAAATATGGTTGTTTAAAATCTTTGTCATACCAATATCGTTTTATATAGTTTCTTGTTTGCTTATCGAAAGCTCCTAAATATCTATTTTTCCACTCTTTTAGAAATACATATCCAAAAAATTCTTCTCTAATACCTCTTATGCTTGTGTCATTTGTACATATTTTAGTATCATCACATACTAGATATTCTCTATTATTTTTCTCATCAATAACATAATCTATTTTTATATCAAGTACTGCTGCTATACCTGCTAATTCATGAATTACTTCTAATTCTTTAAACATCATTATCACTTCCTTGTTCTAACTCTACAACTTGTAATCCCTGCCATCTGTCTAAACTATCAAACTCTTCTTCTGTTGCTTCTAAATCATCACAATTTTTGTCTAATATTTTTATTATATTTTTTATATCTTTTTTTAATTGTTTGTTTTCTTGTTGCAATTTTACAATAGACAAATTTTTATTTTCAATTAATTCTCTCATTTGGTCTATACTTGCTATATCCCCATCAGGATATGTTCTATAATGATTATCTTCTACATCATAATAAATATTCATTCTGCCACCTCTTTTAATAACTTTAACAAGTCCCTAGTTTGCCACTCATTTAATTCTAAAAATATATCTTTTCTTATATGCTGTTTAATTAATTCATATATTTTAGCAATCACTTTTTTTTGCTTTTTACATTGTTGTTCTAAATCTTCATTAATTTTTAACATAAACTCTATTGCTTCTATTTCTTGTATGTTTATTATTGCTTCATCATGTGTTTTATAATATCCAATTAAATAGCCAAATGTTCTTAATGCTAATTCTTTATTCATTATTCTTATTTCTTCTTTCTTACATTGTCTAGATTTTAAATATGTGATATACTAGCTATCAAATTTGGAGGTTGTACTTATGAGAGATTATAATTGTGTATTATTTTTTGATACTAAATTCCAATATGTCATTAAAGGTGTAGTAAAGTATTATATTAATGAAGATAATATCTGCATGGTAATTTACAAATATGATAGTATGGAAGAAGGATTATCTGCAATAGAAACAAGAAGTATTGAATTGCCTAATAAAGACGATTTTGAAAAGGTTTTTAAAAAAAATATTAAAAATATACATAAAACATTTTTTAAAGATTCGTATTACAAAGAAGATTAAATTAAAATCTTCTTTTTTTACGTAAGCTATTTAAAATTCACGTTATTATACCTTCTTTTAATTTGGTTAAAATAAATCCTACCTGTTGTGATCTTTAGTCCATTTTCCAAACGTTTCTGTCATAGTCAATTATTCCCTTAAAATCTGACGTTTTCTTTTCCCAGACAACAAACACACTCATTCCGAACCATTTCATAACCTTACATAAATGAAATTTTGTAATATAGAATCCCATTTTTTCAAGATATTCAATTCTTCTTGCTGTAACATTATCATGACCTAATAAATAAGCAAAACCTTTTTCACATATTTCAGCACTGTGCTTTAAATAATCGTCAATTTTGGAATAAGGTGGATTAGTTACTATCCAATCAACTTTTTCATTAAAGTTAAAGAAATCAGTTGTATATTTGTTAGTCGTCCAGCTTGGATAATTGTTATAATAATTTCCAGTGCCAAAAGCTGAATCCAACACAACATCTTTTGGCTTTAAATCAATCATTGAAATTGTATATTTTGCTAAATTAATAGGCGTGTAAAATTCATCTTTAGAATTCTCACGGTGCTTTATTTCGTGTGATATTTGTGAATATGTTTTCATATTATTTCTCCTTTCTTCATTTGACCACTTCAATTTTATATTTGGCATATGGTCTTTTTGCTATGATTCCATTATCTCTTCTAATGTAAATATATAGAATTCCATTTTCTGCAGTCATTTTATACTTAGTTCCTATTATTAACTCTTTTCTATCGCTATAAATAATTCTTTCCATTTTTGTTTCCTTTCAGTATCATTTTTGACTACCTATTGTAACTGGTTCATTCATGAACTTTCATTTCCAATTTTCTTAATTTTTTAACAGTTTCTATTTTTAAGTATTCTCCTCTCATTTTTTCTCCTTCCTTTTTTCTTTGATTTTTATTTCCTCATACGGCATATAAGATAATACATTTGTATATAAATCTTTATTTATAACTGATGGATATATTTTTCTTACTAATTCATCAATGTATCTTTCTCTTTGCATTTGATCTTTCTCATTTGAAATAAGATTTATTAATTCATATAAATTATATCCATATTCCATAATTTATCCTTTCATTAATAATTACTGATAATAGTCCATTAATGAACCCCTTTTTTATGTGGTAACAGGGTCATTTATGAACTTTGAGAATTAGTCATTTTAGCCTTGATTTATAAGGCCTAACAGCATATTTTTAATAGGAATTGCTACTCTATCAGTAATATCACCTTTAATATTAGTATTTATAGCTATCAT